ACTACATCAAACAGATCATTCCACATAGTAAGCTTATGATGTTCAACTGTCATCCAGTTAAAGAATCTACCGCCGCCGGTTCTTTGGTTACACCAAACTATCATTGATCTATATAGTCTAACATACTCATCCACTACACGTGGTCCATATTGAATTTCTTTGTCACTCATAATATCTTATCTCTTAGGTTATTTCAAAGTGGGTTGTTCTAAATGTTATTGGAAAGGTTATTGGAGTTGGTTCTGTTAATGTAGATTGGAAAGAAATTGTACCAATTGAAACAGGTACACAATCTATATATTTAATTTTTTTAACTACATTATTATGACTAGACATTACTAATAATGTAATATCAGCCTCAGGAACAAAAGTAGAATTTGGATCTCTTGAACCTGGTGTTTCATAATTTGATTGTACTGATTGTATAAGCCAATTGTACATTTCTACGTATGAAACCATATCTTCATCAACTAATACATCCATTGATAATTCATCGGTTGTTACTGTATCTCCTGTTAAAGATATCGAAGAAACTCTAGGAATAGGCATTGATACAGGATTGACTGAAGCACCAGGATGATTTACATTCTGAACAAAATACGTTAAATTAGAATAATTTCGATCAATTGAGATCTGAAATTGTGTAGCTTGTAATAGATTTATATTATTTGTAATATTGGCCATGAATTACCTCGTTATTCTGTTTTATTTATACAGAAAAAAAGGGGCCAAAAATATGGCCCCCTAAAGTTTTTTTTATTATTGTTTTTATTCTTACGCAGCCAAGATATTGTCGACGCGGAAGATTCTGTAGTATTGATTTGACTTCGCAGCAGCAAGACCACTTGCAGGTGTAGCACCTACGAATGGGTTTGAAACCATGCCGTAACGAGTTTTGAAACCAATTTTTGGCTGGAAGGTTTCTTCCCCAACAGCACGTACCATTGTTAATGGAACGTATGGGCAGTAGAAAATACCTGCGTCATATGGGTTAGTACCTTTGTATCCAACTGTAATGTAATCAACAGTTGCATATGGGTCGATGTATACTTTTGTACGACCGTTAAGAGTACCAGCAAAAGTATTGCCTGTGTCATCTACTTGCAAGTTTGTGGATAGCGCTGGTGCGTAATCCAACATACCTGTTGCAGACAATGCAGAAGCAACGTCAGAAGAAGTAATAATGAAGTTACCACGACCTCTACGAGTTTCTTTTGCAATTGTGTTTGCTTCACGCTCTAGTTGAACGATCAGGCCTTTAAACTTCTCAACTGACCAACGGCCATCTGCATCTGTAGAAAGATCAAAGATACCATTGATTGCAGTGTTAGAAGTACCTGCACCGGTTTTAGCTTGGCTGTTGATTGTACGAATTACTTCGCGGTTGATTTCAGCCAAAATCTCAGTTGACAGAATGTTTGCCAATTCTGTCTCAGCATCCAACCCGTGGATTGCTTTAAGATCCTGAGCAAGCTCGAGGCTGTACTCTGCTTTCAACGCGCGTGACTTGGCAGTCACTGTTGCTTTTTCAATGGTGAAACCCATTTCGTTGAAAGAAGAAGCTGGACCTGCGCCAGATGAACCAAGTCCTTCAGCGTCAGCTGTATCCATAGCACCGCCAAACGCTGGACCTGTTCTATCATTGTCGATAGAAGAGTCAGAGTTTGAGTCAGTTAGACCAGATAGACCTGAACCATCAGCACCATGTGTAGCAGAAGAATCACCAGAAAATTTAGTGTCTGCTTCGTTAAATAGTGCTTCAGTGTTACTTGTATCACCGCCGTCATAGCGTGACTTCATTGCGAAGATCAAGCCAGTTGGGCCAGTCATTGGTTGAACACCACATACGTCATACGCCATCATATTTGGCATTGCACGACGAACGAGTGAGATTAGAATTGGATTCCAGTTAGCAGTGCCACCAGTGTGGTTTCCCGGAACTGCTTCTTGAATTAGACCTTCTTCGCGAAGTGCTTTTTCTTGGTTCTCAAGAACCATAGCAGTCACTGCGCGCCGATGGGCGTCTTTGATGTTTCCAGCAGATTCCTCGTTAAGAACGGGAGCCCACTTTTCCATCATTTGTGAATATTGGATATTTTGTTCCATTTATATTTCCTTTATTTTTGAGATCTTTTTAGAGCTGAGACATACATGCTCATTGCTTCTGATACTTCTTCAACAGTTCCTTCATCATCGACTTCTTCAGCCACTGATTCAGTAGTTTTGTTTTCAGTTTTAAAATATGACTCTTTTAGTGTTGCAACTTTTTCAGCAAATTTCTCTGCTGATTCGAAATCAACACCTTCAGCCAAATCTTCAAGCTTCGCAGCTTGAGTATCTGCAAGTTCTTTAGAAGCTTCGCGGAGAATATCTTTACGCTGAAGTGTTTCCAATTCTTCTTTCAACGCAATAGATGTTTCTATCTCTTTACTAAGAGCTTCTTCAAGTTCTTCTGCATGCTCAGATAGGTCGTCAACTAGGTCAACTTTTTCGTCTGGTACTTCAATGTGAGATTCTACAAACAAGTCTTTCAACTGGCCCATAAAGTTCTCAGCAATTTCAGCACGCAAACCGTTTTGGATTGCAAGTTTATTATCTTCCATCCATGATTCAACTACGTAGTTTAAATAGCCGTCTACCTTTTCAACCATTTCTTCTTTTTCGGTTTTCAAAGCTTCTGACAATTGCTCTTCGTACTGTTCTTCCAAGCGATTTACTTCCGCTGCAACTTTAGAATTAATAGCTGCTTCGAAAATTAGACCTGCTTTATCTTTGAAGCCCTCAGATAGAGTTGCTTCTTCAGAAATCAGTGCACTTAAATCATCAGAAAAATCATAATCTTCTGTTGGTTGTGCACCAGCATCTCTTACGCTTGCTGTGTGTTTATCCGGATCACCCGGTGCGTGTTTATCTGCTTTTTCAGAATTGGACTTATCACCTTTACGCTTTTTAGATACGCTGGTTTTTGATCCAGCTGCTTTGCTTGCAGCTACACTTTGGGTTTCCGCATTTTTGGGATCGTGAGCTTCATCAACGATTTCCTCGTTTTCATTGAGCTCAAGATCCTGGTCTTGTGTTTGATCAGTCATGCTTGACTCCTTATTTAATTTTCAGTAACGAGAGGAAATTTTTGAACTCACGAACTTGTGTCTCATAAGAGTAAGTACGCGGAGCTTGTTTAATTTCAGTCTCCATTCTTTCAATTTCTTGTGCTTGAATAATACCATTATTCCAAACCCATTCAACACCTTCCATAATCCCATTAACAAAAGCATCAGGTGCAGATGGATCTTGAACAATATCAACGGTGTTAAGCATAAAATCATCCTTAACATACATCACATTGTTCCTTTGCTCAAGACTTCCCATACCACGAGTTGAAACGCCTAGTTGTACACCACCTTCTAATAAACCTTTTACGATATTACCCATCGGTGTGTCTAGTATAAGCGCTTTCCCCATCACATTATTATCGTCCCAATTAAGTTCAGTAATGCGATGTGAAACTTTATCTAAGTTTACTGTTGGTCCTTCTGGATGATTTAACTCACCAACGGCTCTCTTAGTTTTTACTTGATCCGTAACGTATTTGTCAACGGCTGATTCCATAACAGCCTTTGGATATATTCTACCGTTACGATTTTTACCTTCAGCTTGTGCAAATATACCTTCAATAGTATACGATTTACTACCATCGCCTTTGGCTTCAGTAATGTATCCAATTTCTTGATCAATGTATTCTGCAATAAGCTTCATTGTTTTAACCTTTATATTGTTTAATAAATGTAGCAGCCATTTTTCTAGCTTCTTTTTCAGATGAATATGTATCTAACATATCCCCATCTACATATGCTACAAATTTATTACCTCTTTTTTGAATCTTGACAGGAATTCTATCAATCTTCTTATTAAATATTACCTGCTCTCTAAAGTCGCTAAACTTCTTCACTCTCGAATTCGTCTTCTGCTTCAAGATATTCACCTTCTTCTTCGACATCCTCAATATGCTCATCGTCTTCGGCGTAGTCGGTGTCATCATAGTCTTCCTCTTCGACAGCTTCATCAGCAAGTGCTGCTATTTCTTCATCACTGATATCATCTTCTTCAGGCTCAACATCATTAAATACTTGACCTGCAACGTTGATTTTCTCAGCGTCTAAGGCGGTATCAATTTTTTGACCCATTAGTTCATTGAATATACCATTAGCTTGAGCATAATCCTTTTGTACCATCGCGTCAATAAAATTATTCATATCTTCCATTATTATCTCCTATTTACCAATTATTTATATAAAAATAGTTTTCTAACTATTAGAATATTAGTCTTCAATTGGCGGATCCATATCTGGTTCCGCTTTCATTTGAGTGTCCATTTTGCTAATATCATCATCACTAAAATGTAAAATGTTTTTCATTACATATTCTTTGGAGAAATACATACCAACATATTGAGATATTTGATCTAAACTAGTTAGGCGTTCTCTCATAATCTCCATATCTTTTAATTCTGAGAAATGATTATCTAAAGCAAAATCTACTTTGATATCATATTTCCAAGCATTCCAATCTTCTTCAGTAATAATATTTTTTAACAAAAGATTTTTACGTAACATATCTAAAAATAAACCAGAGAATCTACGCCGCAGTCTGTCAATAAATTTCTGAAATTTTACTTCATCTCTTGAAATTTCAGTAGCCCGACCAAGATTAAAACCTGATTCTTGTTCTAATCTATTTACTGGAACATTTAAAGCACGGTATACACGTTTTTGAAAATAGATAATATCTTCTATTTGACCTAAATTTTCACCACCTGGGAGAGTAGAAATTTCAGTGCCTCTACCACCTTCTTTACGTGGTAGCCAAAAATCTTCAAGCATAGACATATGCTTGCGATCATCTTTAATTGCTCCAGAGTTTGCATCGTATACAAGTTTGTTACGATACTTTGACATAATGTTTTGCATGTACTCCTCAGCTTTACCTTTAGGTAAGTTACCAACGTCAATATAAAATATTCTACGTTCGGGAGCCCGCGCTAAACGATAGATTACTAATGAGTCTTCCATCATTCTTAATTGATTTACTGGTTTTACTGCTTTATGTAAATGCGAAACAACTTTTTTTCTAGTTTCATCTAAAACACCTGATGTAATATAACTAATAGCATCACCAGAAATTTTAACACCAGTATTCATTTTTCCTGGTTTTTCTTGATAAATGTAATATTCATCTACCTTTTCAATTAACTTAGCACCAGTTTTTGGATCTTGTTTTGATTTAACTTCTTTGACTTTTCGTATTTTTGTAGAATCAATATAGCGAGCTTCTTGAATACCAAGCTTAGGATTTACATCATCTATAATTAAATGATGATATAATCTACCATCTGTATACCATCTACGGAAAATATCATGACCATTATTTGCAAAGTCTAGTAAATTTAAAACGCTTTTAAACTCATCACTTATAGTATTCTTTACTGACTCTTTTGCTTCTACATTATTTAAATTAATTTCTATGGTTTGATCTAAGCCACCAGCAATTATTGACTCGTTTACAATATCCTCAATAGCCATATCTACTTCAGGGTGCATTGAAACCCCTCTGTATTTCATAATTAATTGAACATTGTCTTTTGCTTGATCACCATTGATATCTACATATTGGCCATAGTGACCAGCTGCACCTGAAGTGACATATCCAGAACCATCCTCATCTTGAGGTGGAACGATAGAAACTCTTTTCTTTTCTTCTTTTTCAACTTTAGAAGATCTTCTGATCTCAAATCCGAAAAGTTTTACACCATTTGGTTCTGCCATCTTTTTATCCTAATTATATTTACAGAGAGGGGTTTCCCCCTCTCCGCTCTATTTTATTTATATAACCTTAACTAGTAGTATTTGACTGCCAGTACTGCATTTGGAACTCAACTGTGAACTCTTCAATTGTGTCGTTCGTATCATATGCTAGATCAATAGCGCTCACATTTGTTGGGAAAGCACTTTTGATTCTATATGATTTTAGTTTAACACCATCTTTATCTAATTGATCTACAAAAAGATCAGTTTGATAATCGGATGGATTTGTTAAACCAGTGTTGGACGCATGTTGATTAATTGCATTCATCCAACGTTCCATTGAGTTTCGTACAGTAAAATCAGTATCATTAATAATTGTTACTGTCCAAGGTTCAAAGGTTCTGTCTCCCGCAATTTGTAATTGTCTGCCACGGAATCCAACAGGAATTGATGACATCGTAGATGCCGGCAATTGTGCTGCTTTTGCCATGAACGCAGTTTTTACTATATCACCTTCAGCTTGAACTGCTGGTGGATATGTAATAATACATTGAAACAGATTAGGGCGAGCGCCGCCACCTTTAAGTTGAGATTTAAAATCTTCTATTCTAAGAATTGCCATTTTTCAATCTCCCTACACTGTACCGACGATTTCTTCAAACTCAACACCTGTTCTAGCTGCCACAAAATTAAGAGTGACGAAGTTGATAGAACGTGCTGGTTTAATGAAAAGGTTCGAAATAAATTCGTTTCTGTCAATTACAGCGGCAGTATTGTTAGTTTCATCACATACGACTCTAAAGTCTGTGATGCCTCTTCCACCTTGAATTTCTCTCAAGAATGGTTCAACAATACTTACGAACTCAGCTCTTGTGAATTCGTCATTAAATTCAAACAAGACATTCTTTGCTGCTGCCGCGATTGATCGTTCAATAACTAAGAACAATCTACGGACATTGATTCTATCAAATGCAGAAGGTCTAGATAAATGAGTTTTGTCACCATATAACAATATTCCTTCACCAGGAATGTTTGCTACAGGATTAATACCCGCTTTATATAGAGTGTCTCGCTCTGTTTTATTAGCACTGTATGCTAGTGATGTTACACCTAAATATTGGCCTCTTCTTGATCCTGCTGGTGAGAACCAAGGTGCTGCGTTAACAGCCGTTGATGCCATAATACCTGCTGTTGAAGATGCAGCAGGAATAAAGATGTATTGGTCGTTATATTTATCATATACTTTTAGGAAGTTATTATCTACCGCTAAGTATGAAGATCTTGTTAAACCAGTTAGTGCTGCAGTTGTATCAGTTACTTCCGCACCGCTATTATTTACAACGGCTGCTCTATTTGGCGATGCTACCACCATACAATCTTGTCTACCATCTTGTGCAATGGAAACCAGATCATTTACTACTGTTCTATGACTTGCAGCAGCTGACATGCTAGGAGCGATTAAGAAATCAACTGTAGTAGTGTCGATATCTTCAAATAAATCAAATCCTGTCGCATATTGACTAGTGCTAAGAGTTCCTGATTGAGCACCAGAACTAAGGCTAGCAGAAACACTGTCTCCTAATGATCCAACCGCATAGACCCAATTTGATCCATTGTTGATAACATTAGGCGCGTAATTATCAGTACCATCTGCTGTTTTTGCACCAGAAACAGTTGACAAGAACTGCCATGTTTCTAACACTTCACCAGCGGTACCAGTGATATCACCGTCTTCGTCAATAACCAAAACATGAACTTCATTACTGTCCGGCGCCGCATCAAATTGATTTTGCTGTGCTGAATCAAATTGACTTGTAAAATTGTTTGGTCCGGCTGTAATAACTTTTAAGCTGTTACCAAGTGTACCTGGATAACGAGCTGCGAGGCTAACACCATCTGAATCTAAGCCTGACTCGCTTATATCAAAATGTGCCTCATTTCTAATTTGTCGGGCGCTCCCTGCATCTACAGCATTAACTGCTGAATCCGTAGCTTCTCTGACCACATATAAATCTGAAGAGTACCTCAAGTAATATGCGGCTGAGTGGAAGTCTACGGAATTAGTTGCTTCAGGGGCACCAAATTTTTGTACTAGGACTCCTTCATCACTTACGAGAATTGGGGCTCTAACTGGACCCCAATTGAAATCACCTACATATGCGCCAATAGGGGAAGTAATCCCCGGAACAACATTAGTTAGGTCGACTTCTCTTGTCGTGACTGCTGGAGACGCTGATGGATTGAATGCCATATGTCTCTTCCTTTTCCATTTTTTTTAATTATAAGTTCTTAACATAATACGAATGTTCAATTAATACTATTTATAAAAATTAAATATCCCACGGATCTTCTTTAATTTGCCAAGGATCATCAGGTTTCCAAGGCTCAGCTTCTTCGACAATTCCATTATCATAAAAACCAAATGGTACCATATTATCTTCTATTTCTCTCATTCTTTGTTCAAACATTAGTTTCTTTATATTAATATCAGTGACTTCTCCAAAATAACTAGTGCCAACAAAATAACCAAATAAAACTAAATTCATTACTAAATCATCATGATTACCATCAGATGCTTCAAAGCTTTGACCCTTTGAAATAAAAGTTGATACTTCTAAGATAGTATCTTCATCTACAATATCTAATTTATTTTCTTCTAATAAATCTTTAAATGATGAACATCCAATTCTTTTGACTTTTCTATTCATATTAACACCAATAGAATCTGCTTTTATAGTAGATTCCACAAACATATTTTCATACTCTAAATCGTGATATAGACCATTACACACGACCACTCCTACATCATTAGATTCAACAACAATTAGTGCTTCATTATAAGAATTCGCATACTTATAAATAATATTTGGGAAGAGTAATGGAGAAATAAGATTATTGCGATATACAGCAACCTGTTGAAACGGCCTCACGCTAATGTCGATTACGTTAAATGTACTAAAGTCCTGTCCTCTTCCCTTCGCAACATCTACCATTATTACATAGTCATGTGTTTTTTTGGTTTCTTCATATATTTTTACACCTTCTGGTGTAACCATTATAGGTTCTTTTCTTCTCAATTTTAATAGCGTGTCGGCATTAATTAGAGTATCACCAGTGCCAAAGAAAGTATTCCCAAATTCTTGATCAAACTGAATTTGAGATGTGTTAGCAATTGTTTGTTCTTTCCATACCTGATCACGGCCTGGTACATCCCACCAATCTACTCTAAAAGACTTATATTCATTTGTTCCTTGTTCAGCGCCTTCCCATATTTTATGGAACACATTACCAATACCATTTGCAGTAGATGTAATAATAACTTTAGTGTTAATACCAGATGAGATAACTGGATATGTTGATGTGTAAAAGGTTGCGTCATTTTCAACAAATGCAAATTCGTCAAGATATAGTAAAGAAACTGACATACCACGAATAGATGAGCCAGAGGTAGCAGCAGCTACTATTCTAGAATTATTTGAAAATTCAATTGAACCTTTATTTAATGCTTTACACCCAGGCTGTAAGAAGAAAGGAAGATTCTCGAGCATTAGAGTGATTCTAGCCAACATCTCTCGTGATGTCGCGCCTTTATTAGCAAGAATAGCAATTGTTTTTTCTGAATTAAAAATAGCATACCACAGCAAATAGGCGACAGAAGAAATAGATTTACCTGACTGGCGGCATGCTAAAACAATACTAAATCTATTTTCATTAAATTTCTCGAACATTTCTTCTTGATATGGATATAAATCAAAAGGAACTAGACCTCTATCAAGAGATATAACTTTACAATATTTTCTAGCAAAGTAAATTGGATCATCCATACATATGGTATATTCTTTTATTTGATCTTCTGACCAGTTTTGAACTATACCATCTTTTTTTACATTAGGATTTCCTAAGTAATGCTGATCATTCTTCTGTAAATCTATCGGTGATATCAATGACATTATCCGGTTCTTTCACTTTCTTAGCATCTTTTAGTAATCTTTGTAAATCTGTTGTTGATCCTACAAAAAGATTGTTTGTTGTTTGACCTATTTGATTTTTATCATCTACTTTAAAATGCTCTTTTTTCTTTTTATGCATTGCTAATAGATCGCCATTTATATCAGCTCCATGTTTTATCATTTGAGATAAAACTTCGAATGCTCTAGGATGTTCAGTATTCCTAGCAACTTCCATCATATCTTCAATAGCTGATGATTGTTTATTAATTAGATCGTGATATACTTGTCTAGTAAATTCAAAATCATTTTTCGCATTATCTGAATCATTCATCCCTTTACCCTACACCGCCCACTTCAGTAATTGTAGTGCTAAAACCATAATCACTATCTGCACTTACATCATAAGGATCTAAATCAATAGGGTTAGGTTCTACAATAATAGTTGCGGCTTTAGCATTAGAGTCATCTTTAATTAAATCAACTTCTGAAGTAGCTGATCTAATTATATTTAAATCGTCAATAGGACCATAAAATGCTACTCTCATTTCAAAATCTAAAGTGTAAATAATTGTTCTTCTAGCTTCTAATGCTCCTTCAAAATCATCACTAAATGATGTTGACATTATAGTAATAGGAATGTCTTCTTTTATATCTTGAAAACTTTCAAAAGGTTTTACAGTAATAGTATACTGTGGATTGAAATATGGTAAAATTTGTTCTACAATTTGTAAAGCATCATCTTGTGTTTTAGTATACACGTTTAATTGAAAATTAATTAAATATGGTGCTGGAGTAAAAAATCTTTCTGCCTTATTTCCATTTAATTCATCAGTATATCTCATAAAGTTATTTAACTTAGGCAGTCTTCTTTCTGCATCATATTGAAATGATGTTATTTCAAAAGACATTCTAGGAAGTTTTAAAGCTAAAGTAGTATCAGTGTCTAAATTAGGATTCTCTCTAATTCTTTCTAAATATTTATTTTTCGGCGCATAGGATAAAGGAACTTTAACTTGACTTATTGTTCCACCGCTACTATTTTTTCTTAGAACATATATACTATTAAACAATGATCCAAAAATAGCAACACTTTTTCTTAATTTTTGATGATAAAAATAACTAAACATTAGCTAGGATCTCCAAATGGGTTTGATTCGCTGAAGTCTAAGAAGTCTGTGAATGTAGTTTGGAAATCATCGTTTTGTTCATTATTAGAAATCTTATTATCTTCTGCTATAGTAGTTATAGTATAAGTTGTGTTTGTTCTTGTGTTAACAATACTTCCAGGAATAAATTCATGATAGAGTCCATCTGCCGCACCTGCATGAACTAGTGATATTTTATTATTAACAAAGTCCCATGTTGCTAGCTCTCCACTCATTGTAGTAGATGGTAATGTTTGTCTAAACACATCTCCTGCTTCAAAATCTTCATCATCAGCAATATTATCTGAAACTGTTAATGTGTAAGTATATGCATATTTAGTTTCTATATTATCTACATCTACTACGCCGGTATCTAAATCTTCATCATTATATTCAAATAGTTGAGCTCTTAATTTATAAACTGGTAAATTACTTAGTTGATAAAAAGGTTGTTCATGTTCTACATGCATAATTTGAAATAATGAACGAGACAGGGGAAGATAGATTAAATCACCTTCTAAAGGTCTCACTGAATTTATTTCATTATCAACTCTGCCTACTGTTTGCGTCCATCTTCTTCTTGAAACTATGAATGTAGCCTCATCTCTAATTTCAACACCAAACCTAGTAAATAAGTCGCCTTCTCCATCAAAACCTTCAACATTCTCAATATACATTTCAATTTTGTAATTTGAATTGAATCTCGCTGGAACTTCATCACCAAGTATTCTGTCTTCTGCTACAGTATCTCTAGGTAAATAATATAAATCTTGGCCATAAATTTTTAAAGATTCTATGACAATATCTTCATATAAATTTTGTTCTGAACGTTTACCGTCAGTGAAGTATGGATTTCTCATATTAACCTACAAAAAATGCTGGAGGGAGTTCGTGTTCTAATCTAATTTTTTCTTCAAGCGATTCTATTTCTGTTATAGCATCTTCAAAAATTTGTCTTCCATTCATTGTTACGCCGCCTGGAAGTTGCATTCCTTCAAACTTAATAAGGTTAGCACCCCATTGTCTTTTTATTAATGCAGTGGTATATTTTTTCAGCCACATATCATTATAAACTGAAGTATGGGTATCAGGATCTACAGTTTGATAAACTTCAGCTACAATATAATCACCTTCTTTTATATCTTTATCTGCAAAATCTCCATGAATATAAAGCCTGTTTTGTCTTCTAGCAAAATTAACTATAGGCGCACCATTTAATTTCATATCTAATAAAGATAAGTATTGTTGCATTTGTTCATAATAAGCTAAATCACCAGCCCAGTTTTGCAAATCTGCTATGTCATTTAACATCATTTGATATTTAATATCAAAAAAATTCATTGAGTTATTAAATGAGCTTGAAAGAGGAAAAAGTCTTTGTACATAAAGTATATCTGCAGAGATTGGAATATACTCATTAGTAACATCAGATGCAGTAACTTGATGTTTTAAATATGTTTTAAATGTGGCGTCTGAATGAAATTCTTGATAATATTGAATAGCTTCATCAACGCGATCTTCTATTTGATCTACATCTACATTAATTTCAATAACAGGATCACCCAATTTCCTTAAAGAATAATCAATTAAATCATTTCTACTTGCAGGACTGGCCATAGTTTTCTCCGCTTAAAAGTATCTTATGACTATTTATAAGATTTTGTTGGTCTAAAAACTCTTTGTCCAATATGATCACACATTAAACTTGTATCTGCCCAAACTTCAAATCCATTCGCACGAGCCTTTTGACAAAAATAAGTATCTTCTGATATAGTGTTTTTATGATCTATCGCAGGCTTATATAAGAAATGAGGATATTCTAATGTTTTATAAACCTCACCTTTAACTAAAACGCAACCAAATCCACACCCACCAACTTGAACTAAACCATGTGGCAACGCGGCGAGTACTGCGTGATCTAAGCCTCCAGTATGTGGATTATCTAAAAATATTTCAGGTGTGTTGTTTTCGTTTCTTTGAACATATACACCAGAAACAACATCTTTGTCATATGATATTAATTTTTCTAATGTGTCATTTGGTAATATTATATCTGAATCTACGTGTAATACAAAATCATAGTGTTTACCCCATTCAGCTATTAAGTTTCTTATTTGATCTACTTGATAACCATAGAAAAATTCTAATTGAGTTTCGTATCCATTTGGAACTCTTAAATCATATATAGATTTAAAAGTATCAGATTCAATATTTTTATTTGTTGGTACTGCAATCAGTATTCTTTTCAAATCAAATTCCTTTTTATATGAAACAGAAGCATTTTTATTTTGTTCTATTGTATTCACTTTATAATCGTTTAGAGGATTTACATCATTATAATAACAAACTATTTCTTTTACTGCTTTAATTTTTTCGTGGGGAATTTTTTCTATTAGTTCATAAAATAGTGGATTATCCATACCACTCATTAAAAAATTTCCATCTTCTTTAAAAACTTCTTCATTTAAATCTAAACAGTATTCACCTTTAACAGTTCTTAAATGAGTATAAGGTATTTTCCAGTTAAATAGATGTTCCCTGTAAGTTTTATTTTCTTTTACTTTTTTAGGATAATCTTGAGCAACTAATGGAATTTCATCTGCTAAACTCCACATAGATCCATATGTGAATTCGTATCCTTCATCGTATAATCTGTTATAATAATCGAATAAAGTATTATTACTAACTAAAAAGTCGTCACCATCTAAAAACATAACAATGTCATCTTTTTTAACAAACTTTTTAATTGCTTTTAATTGATTTGCAATACACCCTTCTCTTTTAGAATTTCTTATTACGCACCTATTTTTATTTTCCATTATAATAGGTGTATCGTCTGATGCATCATCTACTAATACATGAATATAATTATTATAGTCTTGCTGTTCAATTGACCTGCAATGTGTATAAACATAATCATTAGCGTTTCTAAATGGTGAAACTATTATTATTCTTCTTTCAATTCCAATTTTAGGATGTACGATTAAATCATCTTCATTTACAAACTTTCTTCCGTAAATTCTTGCTACATCTCGGTTAATTTTATTAACTTTTTTAAAATCAGTTTTTGGTAAATATTCTTCAACTTTTCTATAAAAGTGTTGTTTCCATTGTAATGCTATAGTAGACCATGAATAAATGTCGTTTACTACATCACAATAATTTTGTTTTTGCATAAGTAAATAATCATTATGATAAGCGTCTAATACTAAATCTATAAATTTTTTAGATTGTTCTTCTGCATTTATGTAAGGAAATAATCCATTTGGAACTATTGGATAATCAGTTTTATAACATGCTAAATCAATAGCGGTTTCTTCTAAAGCACCAAAATTATTTGTAATGACCGGTGTCTTATATAAAAGAGATTCTAAAGTTGATATACCAAATGTTTCAGGATATTCAGTTGGATATAACATAAAAGTAGCATTAGCTAGAATTTCTGCTACCTTTTTTTGTGAAATTACCCCAGTAAAAGATACATCTAAATCGCTATTTTCAAATTCTTTCTGATAACGAATTAAATCCTGTTCTTGTTTATCAGGCTCAGCTTTATCTGAAAATTTATAAAACCCACCTATTATTGTCAATTTAGCTTCAGGTATTTTTTTCTTTACTTCAGGCCAAATTAATTGCAATAATGGATTAAGCCCTTTAGTAACAGCAGATGCATACACAAAATGATTTTTATCTTTTTTAGATAAATCTATTTCATCTATATGTTTGGTCGCACCGTTTCTAGTTTGAAAGATATAAGGTTTCATCACTTCAAACATTCTTTTAATATTAAAATGATCACTGGTTGTTGTGTAAACTGTATGAAAATCAGATAAAGTAAATAATTGGTGTATTACTCCAGTTTCTAGCAAATTTGGAATAGATTCATCACCCCAAGCAAAAGTGTCGTGTAACCACATAACTCTATACTTCGAATTCATAACCATATCATGGTATCTTTGAGGCTCAAGAAATGGAATTGTTGTTCTAGAAACTATAGTGATATCAAATCTTTCACTAAAATCTGCTTCACTATGATCAACGTATCGTACATTGTCATAGATTCCAGATGAAGAAGTTTCATCATTACAATTATTAAACACAGTAACTTCAAATCCAATTTTTTGAAGTTCTTTTGCCATCATTACTACAGCATATTCAGATCCACCTAGTCCACGTTTACTAAGTGTTTCACCATCATACACTAAACCTAAAGGATCGATAAATGCAATTTTCATAATATAAAACCTTATTTAAAACTATTTATTATACGTTTCCGGTGTTAGTTGCAGGATACGCTCTATCAGCTCCCCAAATGATTCTAACAGCCCCATCAGCTCCGTCTCCGCCAAAACCAGTGTAATCATCGTCATCGGCACCACCGCCGCCGCCATATAATCCGCCGTTAGAATTTGAATTTCCTACAGAACCATTCGCGCCGCCAGATCCACCATTGCCTCCCTGCCCGGAGCCAGGTAACCCGCCCGATGCTCCTTCACCCAAAATACCAACGCCACCACCGCCGCCGCAAGCTGAGCTTATGCAAGTACCACCAGAGCCACCACCGCCAGATCCTGCTGATCCACCGGTGTTGCTATTTGAGTATGCACCAGCCCCACCATTTCCAGAATAGCCACCAGCACCACCACCGGCACCTCCAGCATTATTATATGAAGCTAATCCACCTCGGCCGCCATTGCCACCACCTTGTCGCAAAGTTCCCGACGATGATCCGCCTGGGCCAAATCTTCCTGCTTGATTTGTGCCGCTGCTTAACGCAGTTAGTCCACCGCCGCCACCACCACCTTGTAATACAATAGTACCGCCTTGTCCAATTGAAGACGCAACTCCGGGATTGCCCGTGGAGCTGGAACTTGTACCATCGCCGCCCCGTCCAACTTCGACAGTTAAAACCTCGCCCGGCGTAACTGGAATAGTTGCCCAAGCTAGACCGCCGCCGCCGCCACCTGAACCACCACGGTTACTACCGGTACCAGCAGCACCTCCCCCACCTCCTACGCATACAGCAGAAACTGAATTTACGCCAGATGGTACTGTAAATAAAGTTGTCCCAGTAACAGTAATTTGGGATTGCCCAGCCGGAGCAACTGGACCTTGATAATTATCTGAATCTCCATTGTAAAGCCATTCTTGAATATAATCAGCATCAAAAGTACCGCCATGAACAAACGCTCTAGAATAATTAAATCCATAAAGTGCATCATAATCACTATCGTGATTAAGATTTCTTAAGCTTTCATTTCCAAAATGTTGACCTAAAGGATTTTGTACCATTTTCTTCTCCTAAAAACCATATTCTATAAAAACACTTCCGTTTCCTTCAGCAACACCAGTAGCGCCGTTATTATATTGCGCGCCGCCTCTACTTAAAGCGGTCGAGGTTGCTCCAGCGTTTGCAAAAGATCCCCCGCCTCCTCCAAAAGAAAATGCATCAAACGCATAGGCGCCACCTGAATATCCACCGCCACCACCTTTATCATCATCAGTACCTGTTTGAGCTGACCCTGCACCTCCACCACCAAATCCGCCTTGATCATTGGTGCCACTAGTATGTTCTGCGCCATGCGATCCGTTTCTAAATCCATATGCGGTCGTGCCAGTGAGTTCGGTATTAGTAAAATTATTTCCTGCGCCATTGCCACTATTAGTTAAATATCCACCGCCACCACCAGAATTATTGGCTGAAGTTGATGAAGCTGCGCCATTACCTGCAGTTCCTTGACCTCCGCTATTGGTGAAGGGGTTTGTGGTGGTTGCTTGCCCTTCACCAGCTGTATAATTATCTGTTCCTCCATCACCGGCATAACCACCAGCACCTCCAGCAGCAAATAATAAAGTATCACTGCTTGCTTCAACATTTGCTCTTGTACCTAAAGTAACATAAGTACCTCCTCCACCACTTGGATTTTGACCATTGCTAGGATCATCTGCTCCTTGTTGGCCAACAACAACAGTGATAACATCCCCAGCTGATAATGTATATACCCCAACAACTTTTGCTCCTCTAGCACATCTTCTTTGGCTATTGCTTGGGGGAGTAAAATGATTCCATCCATTAATCGGACCCCTGGAGTTAATTGTTGCTGTTGAAACGCCACCTCTAGCACCTTCTAAAGTAAATCGATAATTTCCATCTGAAGGAATTTCGTATTCCTGATATCCAAAATCTCCAGTAAGTGTTCCATTAGGAACAGTTTGACTAGTTATTTGAGAACTAGTTGGTCCAGACTGCAATAATGTTGTGTTTGAAGCGCCGCCCGCTGATGAAAGATAAAAACTAAAAGGGGGGGCTGCGGATGGAGGTGTCCAATCTTTATGTAATCCTACTAAAGCTCTGAGTGAATATATTCCAGGATCTCTTTGTCCTAAATAACCTCCTACAGCAAAACCAAATCCTGCAGGTCCCGTAACTCTTATAGATCTTAATAATCCACCGAAATTAAATCTTTTACTCATGATGTCATTAACCTTTGAAAAGAACAAATTATGCTTGGACGATATTCCCATTGCCCACTTGTTGGTTCTGTTGAATATCTCCAATCTAAACGCCAATCTTTTGTGTTTGGAAAAGTAACTGGATTTTCAGCGTCTATAATAGTAACACCTCTAATACCACCTATTTGGAGTGTATTATTATCTTCTCTACTCCAAACATAATCCCATGCAAGGGCGCCGCCATAATTTTGTTGCTGTATTCTAAATCCTAATGAAGGATAATAAGGTGGATGACTTCCTTCAACCGCGCCTTGGTCGTTATATGCTGAAGATCCCATGCCCGTTACTGTTAAATTTACTATTCTTATTGCATCATTACTTGTACTACTAGTGCTTCCTAAAGCTTCACCAAAATCAATTAATTCATTCCAAGTGTCATCAGCTGCGGAAGACGCGCCTGTGGCAGTAAATGAAAAAGTATATACGTTTGTCATGTTTAAATAATTAACAGCCATTATGCAAACTCCTCTCCACTAATTATATATCTTATACCGCTTGGTGATGCGGTTACTGACGTAGTAATATAAAGCCCATGAGCTCCAGCCGACCCCTCATGAGCAGCATGAGGACCTAACCATATAGGACAAGACGCATCAGCTACTAAAATAGTATTGCCGGGTTGTAATGGAAAATTATCTAAATAAATTTCAGTAATATTGCTTGTAGTATTTGTCCAAGCTTTAACAGAAATTGTAGCAGTAATAGAAGTAGTTACATTAAAAAATTCTAAATCAGTAATTCTAATTAATCCATCAGCTACGGATGTCTGATAGAGTGTAGTGTTAGTTGATGATAAAACGCCAGATTTTAAAAATGGCTCAATTTTTGTGAGATTTAATATATTATATGACATCTATGTTATCTTTAATCCGTTAATAAACATTCTATAGTTTGAAGAAGACGCCAAGGCTGATATCGACGTTATTTCACCGTTTCCTACATATATTGGAGCTCCTTTATACACTAATTGCACACTATCAAATTTAAATAATGGTTGTTGAAATGCTAAATATCTATTTCCACTAGGAGAGTTTAACCTTACTGAAAAATGATCAGAAGCACTGGGAAAATTATTGAGGGTCCCATTATCCCAAGCTACTATAATCGATTCTATTATTTGTGTTGTAGAATTCGCAAAAGTCATAACAGAAGTTGAAGTAGTAGTCATATCATATCGCTTTCTCCAAGCATAGATTGTATTACTAGCAGCATTTAATGTTAATAAGTTAACAGCCATTATGACAACTCCGTATAAGTACACCAATAATTAGTAGATCCACTAAATGCACCAGCATCAGTATAAAGTCTTAGTTTCTCATTTGGAAATAAATAAAAGGGATTTTCATTGGTAAAAACAGGATTCATAATACCTCTAGTTATTGTTATTTGCATAATCATATAACTAGTGCTGCCTGTCGATTGATAAAGTCTATATTGTGCGTTATTAGCTCCAGTGTTTGAAATGCCTACAAAATTAACAGCAAATGTTTTACCTGATCCATTTGGGTTTGATATTATATCAGTAAACTGTGCTTGAGCGCCTTGACCAGTCGAAGATATTCTTCTTATATTTGTTAAACCTAAAAAATTGTTAGTTCCAGTTACTAAAGTCATGTTAAGTCCCGCTATCAAATAAAAAGTATTGAACTTGTGCTGTTAAATGATTAGTTACTCCTGAATCTAGTCTAAATTGTATTTGTTCTACTCCAGTAGAATTTGTACCTTGCCCTGGACTATCTCTTACGATAACAACAGGTGTATGTTTATCTAAAATTTGTAATACGCTGTTTCCACCAATTCTTGTTCTATTAAACATAATCCGGTGACTGACACCATCATAAACTCTCATTGAAAACGTAGCATCTGAATCTCTACGATTTGCAATAGTTAGAGATGTTGTCATGCCATTGCGCGCAAAGCCGCCATCATTATTACTACCCATGTTGGAACCAGTAACTAAAGCATTCCACAGACCATTTGAAGTAATAGTTAAATCTCTTGAATGTGGAACAATTTCACTTATATTTAAAAAATCAACTGCTTTAGCCATTATTTAGATCTCCTTATAAGAGCATAACTTGCGATAATATCAAAATCTCCATTCGATGCATCAAATCTTTCTATGGTTGCTTGTTGAAGAGGTCTCCAATCTGAAGTACTTGTAGGATTTGATTCTAAATATATAGGCTTTGCTTTGTCTATATAGTGCCAAGTTTCCCCAAACCCAAACCAAAAACCTGGTCTTACAAAATAACCAATACTACTTGTATTAGTAACATGTTCAGTCCCAAATGATCCATTTTCAAGCTTTAAAGTAGGAGCAATCTGTGGCTCCTCAGATCCATCTGTACTACATACATACAAACTCTGAAGAACCTTTAATTCATGATAATTAACATTAGATGATGTTGCAGAAATTGTCACGTTGCCAGATGCAAGTGTTCCTACCTCGGTATGTAATTCTATAGTATCGTATGCACCTGCTGTTGTGAGTGCTGCTAAATCTAATACACCTGCTACCATAATACTTATCCAAAAATTAACGCCATTGCAATTGACAAACCTATACCTGCTCCATCCGCACCCGAAGATCCAGTAAAGCCGGTACCACCTTTCGATCCAGTGTAACCTCTATCACCTTTTGACCCGCTATATCCTCTATCACCTTTTGACCCGCTATATCCTCTATCACCTTTCGATCCAGTGTAACCTCTATCACCTTTAGATCCAGTGTAACCTCTGTCACCTTTCGAACCAGTGTAACCTCTGTCACCTTTCGAACCCGTGAATCCTATATCACCCTTAGATCCGGTATATCCTCTGTCACCTTTCGAACCAGTGAATCCTCTGTCACCTTTCGATCCAGTAAAGCCGGTAGCACCTCTTGATCCAGTGTAACCTCTATCACCTTTCGAACCAGTGTAACCTTTTACACCATCATGAGCAAAAGCAAAGGTAACTTTTATATATGTAGGATAACCTCCAGATGTTCTTCTAGCATTAAAGTGATCACCAGCATTGGCTGATATACCTAAAGCAGAAGTAGTCAATACGTTTGTTCCTACTGGTAGTGTAATTGTTGGCATATTCGTTGCACTGGCATTTTTATAAAGTTGAATTATACAGTCTGCGCCAGACGGTGCGCCCGCACATACAATTGAAACTTTATCAAGATTACAATCTACTGGAACGGGGGCGCCTCTACCTGTACTGTTATCACCATCTCCAAAGGCTAGATATTGACCAAAAGTACCCGTCATCTCACCAACAGTAACAAAATATCCACCGCCAGAGCCATTTGCTCCAGCTGTACCTTGAGGTCCATCTGCGCCAAGAGAACCCGTGAATCCTCTATCACCTTTCGATCCAGTGTAACCTCTGTCGCCTTTTGACCCAGTATATCCGCGTGATCCAGTGTAACCTCTGTCACCTTTTGAACCCGTGAATCCTATATCACCCTTAGATCCAGTGTAACCTCTGTCACCTTTCGATCCAGTGTAACCTCTGTCACCTTTCGATCCAGTATAACCTATATCACCTTTTGAACCAGTGTAACCAACAAACTGGCCAACATTATTCCAAGTCGCTCCATCATAAACCCAAAGGTTACCAGTTGCCTGATCAACAACACCATCACCAGCGCCAGCTGAACCAAACGCGCTGTTTAAAGTGGTTTGGGGATTATTTGGAGGATTTACGTTAACGTCTGCTACTGATCCAGC